ATCTGAATGGATTAGAATTTGTAAAAATAAAAATTCTATCCCTAGTTTATATATTATTAGATGTTTTAATATAGATGAAGAATTTATAAAAATTGGTATTACATCTAATTTAATACAAAAAAGATTTAAAACTAAAATAGAAATGCCTTATTCATACGAAATATTAAAAGAAATTAAAGGCTCTCCTGATTTTGTATGGGATAAAGAAGTAGAATTACATAGATTGTATAAACCTTATTCATATAAACCATTAATTTATTTTGCAGGAGAAACAGAATGTTTTAATATAAGTATTAAAAATTTAATATAATTTTTTTTTACTTTGTAAAAGTTCCATTTTTAATTAATTAAATTAGTTTTTTTTGAAAAACAAAAAAGAGGCAGAGAGGAGGGGATTGGGGGAAATCTTATTCCCTTTATTTAAATTTTCAACATCCTCATTACTAAAATAATACAAATTTAATAATGTTGTTACATCCTTAATCTCACCTATAATATTCCCATTTTTATCCTCTATTATAATTTCATAATCATTTGATATAATATTATTAAAATTATTTTTAATTACTTGTATATTAACGTTCTTTAATAACTGTATTAATTTTAACCAACTAAGTTGTTCATTTTCTTGGAGAATTTCTCCATTACCTAAATCAACTTCCCCTAATTCATTTTTAATTAAAGTATCTAAAATAGGTTTAATTTCATTAGAATAAGGTGTAGGTACATTATGTATTATTGTATTAACAGCTTTATCTAAATCAGCAGGAGTATTAAAGTTATACCCATTAAAAGTTTCATTTTTAATTAGATTACATAATTTAGATGAAATATTATCAGGCATTTTAAATTTATCAAACATATAATTCTTCCACATTGTAGTATCAAATTTTACATCATACCAAACAAATCTTCTTTTAATTTGCGGAGTTAAAGGTGTTTGTCCTTGTGGATTAGCTGCTGCAACAATCATAATATCAGGTAAACTTTTTCCTGAAATTAATCTTCTTTGTTCAAGAATAGTTAAACAAGCATTTAATACAACAGGATTTCCGTTTAATAACTCATCAAAAAATAAAATATCCCCATCTTTAAGATTTTCTAATCTATCTAAATTATAATACATCATCTGTTTTGTATCTTTATCAGGAACACATATACCTGATATTTCAAAAGGAGACATTTGTGAAGTAATCATTTCTATTAAATTTACTCCTTTTTCTTTAGCAAATTGTTCTATAACCATAGTCTTTCCAAGCCCAGGAGAACCAATAAATAAAGGCACGATTCTTTGTCTTAATTCTTTATTATTATATATTCCTTCTAATACTTCTTTTATTTTATTCATCTAAGTTCCAAAATTTATATTGTGATTTTGTTAAATGTAACATATTTAAAATTATTATATTATCAAATCTATACTTATTTTTTAACCATTTTTCAAAAGTTATTTTATTTATATATTTATTATTGATTGTAACCCAACTTATTTGCCCATAACCTGTTTTACCTTCCTCATTTATATAAAAATAACTTATTATATAATATCTTTTTATTTTAAATAAAGATTTTAACTTTGCTTTTATTTTATTTATCATCTGTTTGTTTTTTAAATATTTCAAATAATTCTTCTGTAGTATATTTACTTGGTGTATATATTCCATTATCCCAATATTCCCATAATTTAGTATCAAAATTTTGTTCATATTGATAATGAGCTATCCATTCTGCAAATTTTATAGCAGTTTCTTTTTCATTCATAATCCTATTTGTTTTAATGCAATATCTGTTAATTCAAATTTGCAATTAGACATTAAGTATTCTAATGATTTAGTATTATATAGAAATTCTTCATCTAAATAGCTATCTCCATCTGTTATTAAAGTACTTTCTTTATTAACATATTTCCAATTTTTAAAATATTTTAATATTAATTCTATTGTAGCTTTTTGAGTTATAAAATTAGCATATTTAGTAATAAGTTGTGTAAATTTTACAGCATTACCTATACTTTCTGTTAAAGGCAAATTGCTTCTGACTAATTTAATAAAATCAGTCATTGGTATTAAATGTGTTATCATACTTTTTGATTTTTAATATAATTTATTATTGCTTCAAATAAATCCTGTTTAGAATTTAAATTACTATCTAATTTTAAAATATGCAATATTACATAACCTATTTTAACATTTTCATTTAAAGCAATTTTTTCTAAACATAACCATTGCCAATTACTATCTGAATGAAATTTTAATTCAGAATAAGGAATATAATATTTAGAATTATCAGCATCATTACTATTTTCATATTCTCTTTCAAATGGAGTGTCAAAACCATAAACACACTGATTACCATATTTATCTCTTATGTGAGGATAGCCTTCTTTCCAGCCTAACCATTCAGCAATTAATATATTTTCTTTTTCTATATTCATAATAATTGTATTTTTTCTTCTATTTCTAATAATAATTGTTTTGTTTTTAATTCCCCATTATCTCTTCTATAATCTGAAATATCACTAGCTTTACACCAATCAGGATTAACTATAAAAGGAATATTATATAAATTACTCCATTTCCTTGCATATTCTAAACCTGGATTAGTTTCTTTACCTAAATCATTGTTACCATAATATAATATTTTATTATATTTACTTTTTATTAAATCCCAGTTACCGTTGAAAAATATACCCTCACTAATTGGACTTATAAAATCATAATCTTTAAATATTCCATAATTATCTCTAAAATATTCCATAACCATTATATCTTTTAATGAAGATTGAATGATTAAATTCTTTCTATGTTCTTTAATAAATCTCCAATTCTCAATAACATGACTATTAGCATTACTAAGCCATTTAAATTGTTTTTCTAAAGGAGAATACACTTTATACATAAAAGTAGCTTTATCCCAATAATAAGGGTAGATATAGGTTAATCTATTAGAAACATCTATAAATTGTTGAATATTCTCTTTATTAGGATTTGTAATCCATAGATACTTTATAGGTGAAATATTTTTAGATTTTAATTGTTCTAACGTAATACCAAATTGTTCCCAGTAAGCTAAATATTTCTTATTCCAATTAGTTCTACTTACTTCAATTTTAACAGGTAATCTTTCTCTATTAAATTCTTGTATAATAGGTTTAATTATTTTATTAATTTGAGTATTTGTTTGGAATGTAGGTTCTTGTAATCCTAATTTAAATGTAATATTAGCCCAATTAAGAGCTTTAAGAAAACCTTCAGTAGTACTACAATCCCAACCTTTATCTCTGGCAATCCATTGATACCAAGTTTCTGCTTTAGGTTGTGTTGGATCACCAAAATCTTTAATATATAATTTTCCTCTAAATTCTGTAATATTAGCTGAATTTAATTTCTCTTTTCTAATACTGAATGAATTATTCTTTTTAGCAGATGGAAATAAATATTGAATAATATCTTCTTCAGACTTTCTTTTGTGGATATTATTTAAAGTTAATGAAGGTTTAATTTGGTACATAGTAAATAGAGATAAAAAAACTACCAAATAATTAAATCTGGTAGTTTTATGGTTAATAAGTTAATTAAAATCCTAAATCATTTTTAGGTTCATCATCTTCTATTTCTACATCTGGTAAAGCAGAAGATTTGACTGGAGCAACTACTACATCATATTGTCCTGCAATAAGTTTAGTATCTGCTCTTGGAATACTCATATCTTCAAATATAGGAGCAAATTTTCTAAGTTCAACAAAACCTTTTTTATTAAAGCCAAACATAGCTCTTAAAGGAGTTGTAGCCCATTTATCTTTAGTTTTAGATGCTAATTCTTCAACTGCACCTTTAAAATCTGTAGCTGTTAATTCAAAATCTTCTTTAGCAATAAATCTATGACCAATGTTTAAGAATATTTTAATTAAAGCTTCAGCTTGTTTTTCTTCAGTTTTATTTTGGTTGTCTTTTGCGTACCATTTAGTTACTTCAGAACCTGCAACTGAAACAATTAATTTCATTTGTTCTCCATATTGGCCTTCTTCCCAGCTAATTTCTTTAATTATTACATTATCTTTAACTGCGTCTTTAACATCTTTAATAGTTAAATTAACTTTTTCTTCTGTACCTTTTTTAATTTGAAACATATTATTTATTTTTATTAATTAATATTAAATTCTTTAAATTGACTTAAAATTAAAGTTTTACTAGCTTTATCAGCTATATCTGATTTACTACTAATTGATTGTGTAACAGAATTATAGACATTCCACATAGAACATTCGCCATCTTTGGCAAAATATCTTGAAGAGCTATCTTGTAATTCTTTAGCTGCATAAACAATAGGAGTAGTACCCAAATAAGGATTTTTAATAGAATATTGTAATAACGGACCTAAAACATCTTTAGTTTTAACTATATTAGCTTCTAATGATAATTGTAGTTCCATATATTCCTGAAATATTCTTTCGTAATTAGAGATAATTTGCTTTGCAAAGGTAATACCTTTTGACATTCCATCCAAAATAAAACCAGTGAAAAGTTCATCTGCTCTAAAAACACATAAATTTGTACAAGCAACTACTTCAGTACCAGCATAAATCTTATATATAGGTTTTTGCAAATCAAGAGCATAAAGAAATCCAAACTTTTGTCTAATTCCATTAACTTCTAAACCTTGCATTTCTACAAGACCTCTACTATAACTAATATTACTTTCACCTGTATCTTCAGCATTTTCTACTTTACCACTAGTTCTTACAGTAATATCAGGAAATTTAGCTTCAGCTATATCTATAAAAGGATTTATATATTCAGAAGGTGTACCAAACTGTACACCTCCTTTAACAAATCTTTTACTTTGAATTAATTCTTCTATATTCATTATTTTAATTTTAATAAAAGTTCGTCTAAATCTTTACTATCAATAGTTAAAATTAATATTTCATTTTCAATATCTTGTTTTGATAGTTGAAAATTTTCATTTAATCTTAATTCTATAATTTTTTCTTTAAATTCACTAAAGTCTCTAGGTTCATTATAATAAGTAAAATTATATTTATCTCTAATTTTTCTTAATCTGTTTTCTACAATTTCTAATTTGTTATTTAATTCTTCTTTTTCTGAATATAATTTCTCTACTATTAATTCTTCATTATTGAATTTATACCTCTTTATAAATTCTTGTTTTTTAACTTCTAATTCACTATTTCTTTCTTTATAAATTTTAGAAGTTAAAGCTGCTGTTTGTTCTTTTGTTAGTTTCATAATTAGAATTGTTCTATTGTTGTTTCAGTTATATCTGTACTATTTTCATCATTAAGTTGAATAACTGTGTCATCTACCAATTCAAATTTATCTACTGCAAACTTTCTAATAGTTAATCCTGCTTTTTTAAGCATTTTACTAACTTGACTTTTTGGTAAATCATAATAAGTAGCTAATTCTGCTAATTTCATACCTGAATTTACTTGTTCTTTAAGAACTGATAATTTTACTTCTTTTGCCATTTTTTATTTAATTTATTTGTTATTAATTATTAATAAAAATTTTATCCCAATTGAATTTTAAATTTCCTTTATCATCACTTTCAGCAATGATTATTTCTTTACCTCTTAAATGTAAAGGTCTTGCTTCTACAATAGAATCTCCACCACCATTAAAATTAATAATAGTTTGGTTTTTGCTTCTATAAACATAACCTAAAGCATCTGCATCAGCAGAAATAATTCTTTCTAATTTACCTGATAAATCAATACTATTTTCTGATAATTCTTTACCTTGTTTAGTAATATTTTTATCTTTAGTATGACCTAATAAGATAAAATATTTAAATAAAGGTTTTAAACTATCAATTACTTGTTTAAAGGCTTCTCTTATATACAAATAACCTCCACCCATAGGTAAACTTCTTATATCATCAGTAAATGTTTTACCCATTGGAGTTTTTTGATACATTGATAAAGCTAGAGGTAAAATCATATCTTCTAATTTGGTAGCTGTATCAATAATTCCATAAGTATATTCAAAGTCTCCTTTTTTCTTATTTGCATCTATTATAGCTGCTTTAGCATCTCTTAAATCTTGTAAGCTATTAACTTTTATAGACATACATTCTACATAATCTGTCCCATTTTCTAAATCTATAATTAAAGCATTTTCTAATCCACTAATTATAGTTGTTTTACCACATTTTGGTTTCCCAAAAAGTATAGTAAATTTAGGATTGCTCTCTTTAGGAGCTACTTTTTTTGTTGGTAAATTCATAATTTATTTTATTTTAAACCTGTACTATTAAATCCTCCTCTATTCTTATTAGATAGAAGAACATCTACTCTATTAAATATTAATTTACGTTTAAAAATCCATTTTAACCAGATATACCATGGACAATCCATAGTAGGAGTTAAATGAAATTGTACTAATCTATTTCCTTTTTTTATATAAACTGTTTCTTTTAAAGAAATTAAATTAGCTTTCCATTTATCACCATTTCCAGTATATCCATTTTCAAATTTTTCTTTATCTCCAATATAAATATTAGTTCTATTTTTAGGATTAGGTGAGTCAATTACTCCAAATGAGTTTACCATTATTAAACCTAAAGCTCCATATAAACCACTTCTTGGTGGAACTATTGCCATAATATAATTAGGAAGTTGCATGGAAATACCTAAATCAACTAATTCATTAGTTATTGAGGATACATTAATTGATTTAGAAGCTACTAAATCTATCATAGCTCCATTTCTTTGAAGTTCTAAACCTTCAGTTAGTACATAGTTAATTATCATTGTTTCTATAAAATATAATTAATGTTGTAGTTCTATCTACCCAAAGAAATCCTTCTAATTTATAGTTTCCACTATTAATAAAAGTTGTTACTTCTTCAGCTATTTTATGACTAATATTACTATTGGCTTTTAGATTACTTAAATCTATTTCTTTACTTTGTAGTTCTGGCATGATTTAATCTTTTAAGTTAAATAATTCTTTATAAGTTAATTTAGGATTTATAATCCATTCAGCTATTTTATTCATTAATGCCTGTTTTTCTTCTTCTCTGTGAAAACATTGCCAAATATTCCAATTCCCATTTATATATTCATCAGAAATATTTCTAACTTCAGTTGGAATAACAAATAAGTTTCCATCAGTTAATTTAAAGACAAATATTTCATCTCCAAAATCAAATGGTATTTCATTTTTTGTCATATTAGTATAATTTATCAGTTATTTGTTTATAAATTTTATCTGTAATATCTTTTTTCTTAGGTAATTCTTTCATATAACCAGCTTCACCATACATAGCTAAACCTAAATCTACATAACCTTCAGTATCTCTACTATCTAATAAATGTAAAAAAGTTCCACGTTTACCTAATTTATTAATATCATAGAAACCTTCACTGTCATCCAAATATTTAGTTATATGTGGAAATATAGATGGATTAAACAAAGCCCATAACATATTACAATCTTGAGCAGTATTTCCACTATCTTTAAAATCTGATCTATCAGGTTTCAACATATTACCAGAGAATTTTAGCCTATCAGTTTTATTTAAATCTCTATTAAACTGTTGTGTTGCTATTATTAGTGGTCCATAGTTATTTCTAAGTTCTACAAAATATTCTGATAGTTTATCAATAGTTTCTTTACCATTAAATCCTCTTTCTTTCTTAACTAACGCAATATGATCTACTATAATAATAGTTTTTCTATTCTTATAATAAGGCTTTAATTCATAATTAAGAACTTCTTTTTCTACCATTATACCATTCTCTTCAAATTGAGCAAATCCTTTTTTATATTCACCTATTTGACTAAAATAGTTTTTAACATACTTGTAAATCCCCGTTGGATTAGTTTTCTCTTCAAAGAAATCTATCTTACCAGCTTTTTCTAATCTACCTTTAGAACTATATCTACCTAATAGTGGTTCAATATGTTCTTCTAATATTTTAAAAGCTTTTAATTTTAGATTTTCAGGTAAAGAATTAAATCCTTTAGATAATAAAACATCTGGACTAATTAAAACTTTATGGATATGATATAAATACCAACAAATCCATTTAGCTGCTTTAACTTTTCTACTAATTTCATAACTAAAATAAATCCAATGAATGTCTTCTTCTGAATTTAAAATATTAGTTTTTAAAACATATCTATCATCAAGAAAAGCTGTTTTCCCAGATTTTGGAGCACCTCCAACTACATGATAACTATTCATTTGTAAATTAGATGTGAATTTATCTAATTTTTCATAACCTGTAACTAAACCTTTATTAAGTCCTGAAATACCATTTTCAATATCTTTAATTAAATCTTTCATTATAATTCTCTACTATTAATTTCAGGTGTAATAATACCATAGTCATCATTAAAATTCTTATCTCCAAGATAAGTTCTTGCTTTTTTTCTGTATTTTAATTCATTATTATTAGTATACGAAATAATTATTTCAGGATTTAAAGCCAATTGTATTTCTTTAGGTGTTAATTTCTTCCATTTAACTATAGCTGCTTCTTTATCTGTTTTAGGTTTACCAGTAATTTGATGATATACTTCCCAGAATTTCTCAAATAAATCCTTATTCCATTTTTCTTCTTTGAATAGCAATTTACTTTTCTCTGTTAATACAATCTCCTCATTACTAATAATTCTAATATAATTATTAGTTTCTAAAGATAATAAAATATTCTCTATTTTACAAAATTCATCAGAATTATCTTCAAAGAAATTAGGATTATTTACAAGAAATTCTAATACAAGATATTGAGCTAAATTAAGGTCTTTTACTTTTTTAAAGTTTTCCATCTGAATTAAGTTTTACATTTAATTCAATAATAATATTTCTATATTCAGTAAGTTTATTAAAAAGTTTATCTAATGATTTATCATGCTTATCTACCATATCATATTTAGTACTAAATTCAATTTCTTTAGCTAATTCACACATTGCATCTAAAAATACTTCTACATTATCAGTTATAGTTATGCCATCATATAAACCTTCAATATCTAATTTATGTTCTTCTTCAGTTCTATTAGGATAAAGATGTAAACATAAAATATCTTTTGCTTTTTCTTTATATTTTTCCATGTTAAAAAGTTCATTATTTATTTTACAAATACTCTTAATTTTATCATAACAACTATTAAAAGTAAATTCTTAATTTTTTTTTTATTTTTTAAATAACTTCTTCAATACTTATACCATCAAAATGTTTACTTTCAACACCTATTTTAAAGATATTTAGAAAACTTAAATTTTTTATATTTAATTCAGTTTTAATTAAAACTTTATCTTTAAATGTTTTTAAAGGATTAAATCCTTCATTCATATATTGATTAAGTTTATCAAAAGGAATTAAGCAATATAGTTTAATACTAATATAAGACTTACTTTCATCAGTATTTTTACAATAAATTATCCTATATTTAGCTGGAAATCCTTCTGAATTTACAGGTCTAAATATTAGTTTACTAAATTTCCATTCTTTATTCATCAGATTTATAATTTATTTGTTTATCAATAAATTCTCTTACCGTTAAAGTACCTAACCAAAATAATCAATTAGAATATCTATTCCTTGATGGCCATTAACATCATTTTCTAACCAATTTAATCTATCAGTATCAGTTATTTCTTTAATAATTTCTTGTTCCATAATATTTCTCTTTTCTTTCCATTAATTCTTCATCAGGTATTTCTATTAATAATGAATTAATGTAATTTATAAACTCTTGTTTAGTACAAATATTTTTACTTTTAATAAATTCCCACTTCTCTTGAATTGGTAATTTAGAGAACCATAATTTCTTTTCATAACTAAAATTCTCTATGTATTGATGAATAATCTCTTGACTCATTATGTAAAGTATTAAAATCCGTTATACCTACTTCAAATGATATTACTGCATTAATAATAGCAGCATCTAAATTCATGTTATCAATACCAGAAGCTTCTCTGGCTTCTTTTTGTTCTATGTCTTTCCCAGGCATCTTTTTTTTTATAATTCGTTAATACTAATTTTAATTATATAATCATCATTTATATTTTCAAATACATTTTTAAGATATTTTTCATCTTGTGTATTCTTTATATAGATGATGTATTGTACTGGTTCTGAAGATTGTAATAATCTCTTTATTATTTATACATATTTCTAGGATAGTAACTAACTATCTTATGTATCTTACATTTCTGTAAGGATCGGACTATATCTTCTTTTTATATAAAAAGTTCACTGTTTCCACTAATTTAGTTAAAATTAATGTACTCTCCCACAACAGGAGATAGTCTCTGCACCTTCCTATTTTTTAATAGGCTTGGCTCAGGATTGCCTTATCTTAATTAAGACTTAGGTTTCCCTGAATTAAATGAATACTGGCAGATTTTACTTTACCAGACCTTTGAATAAAGCTTCTATCATTATTGTCAAGTTGAGCAATAATTCCAGCTTCCACATTATTAAGAGCTACTCCTTCTTGTAGTTTATTTACAGCAAAAATAGAATTAATTTTACCTGAATTAAAATCATTAAATATTCTAATATTAATTTCTTCATCTTGTTTTGAATGGACTGCATTTTCTCCACCCAATTTAATAGCTGTTTCAATACTTCCAACAAAACAAAGAAATCTTTTATTTTCTAAAGAATTAATAACTTTAATTGTACTATCATTTTTAATAGAAGATAACCATCTCTTTCTTTTAGAAGTTTCTTGTAGCCAAGAGTTTTTAAGAAATTCATTATTACCACTTCTGTAATAAGTTTTTCTTTTAAACTCAATAGCTTCTTCTAATAATTGGTTATATTCTAATTCAGTGCATTTTACTTCTAATAATAAATGTTGGTATTTTATTTTATTTTTCATAAATTCCCATCTATTTTTAAAATCACATTCTATTTTAACATAATCTTTACTATTACCTCTTTTAAACTCCCAGATATGATTTTTATCTACATTATTTAGTTCTGTTTCAACTAAAATAATTTTAGGTTCGGGAAGTATTCCAGAATTAATAGCTTGTTGTAATGTAACTTTTGAGATAAAAGCATTGGGATATAATTTTAGAAGATATTCTAACATTTCTTCTTTAACAGAAGCTGACAAAAATATCTTTTTAACAGAAGGTAATGTTAGATAGCTAACTCGTTGATTACTAAAGCCATGATGAATTTCGTCAAATATGATTGTATGGTAAGCATTTTCAACTTTATGTAAATTGTGATATAAAATTAAAGTAAATCTAGTTGTATCTTCAGGACACCATTTATTAATCTCATTTTTCCAATTCTCAATATGTAAGTTCTCTGCACATATTATAAGTGTATATCCTTTAGATGCTAATAATGAAGCTCTTGTTTTACCTAACCTTGTACACCATATACAAAGTATTTCGTTATTTTCACTATCTATTATAGATTGTTGTAATTCATTTCTTGTCATTGTATTAATAATCCTCTCATTGTTTCTTTTTCATTTAATTTAATTAAAATAGACCTATTATACCAAATATCAAATATTTTAATAATTTCAGAATAGTCAATTTTATATTTTTTAAAATCAATTCTTTTTTGTATATTTTTAGAATTTATTTTTTCTTCTTTTAATTGATTATAAAGTTCTAAATCTTCTTTAAGTAAATCAATTCCGTTAATAGAAATAACTTCTTTATTGAAGAATTTTCCTATTTTAAATAATATTCCTTTGAATATTATTATATTTTTATTTTTGTTCTTCATTTATTTCTTTAATTAAATTATTTAATTCATCAATACTAATATTTTGCAATTTATCTATATAATTATTAATTAATAATAAAAGATAAGCTGATAATTCTAATCCTACTTCAGTATCTTTTTTAAGAGTTTTATTATATTCTTTTATAAGTTTACTATTAACTTTAATAGCACCATTATAATACATTTTAGCTTGTTGTTTAAATCTTCCTTTTAATCCTTCAAGTTTAGCTTGAAATAAATCAAATAGTATAAACACCATACTTTCATTTGAAATAAGTTTGCTATTCATTTTAAATTTTTAAATATCCCTATTAATTTTCTTATTATTAAATAAAAAGGAATTATTAAATCTAAAATAAATTCTTTTTTACTTTCGTATCCTTCAATTAAAAAACGTATTAATATTGGTATATAATGACAAATTATTCCTAATCCAGTTAATACTATTAATGGAGCTATTATATTTACATTCATTGTTTTAAATTTTAAGTTAAATAAAAAAGCTACAAATATTTCTATCTGTAGCTTAAAACTAATTATTATGAAAAAAAATTAATCTTTAATGTAACCTTTCCAGTTACCACCTTCATCTATATAAGTTAAATTAATATTATTAGGAATAGTTTCTATATATAAGTTTATTTTGCCTGTTTGTAATTTTTTTTGAAAAGATATTTGTTTATAAATATATTTTCCACTATTACTTATACCTAAATCTTTTATTTGATGCAATTCAAAACCTTCAGGTATTTCAATTTCTATTGTATTTTTATTATCTTCAGCTATAAAGAATGGTTTAATTCCTTGAGATTTACAGTATTCATCTATATTTAAACAAAGATATTCATTTATTCCATAGTAATCTTTTGTAAATATCTTATACCCATTTACTTCAATAAATGTCTTATTGTTATCTGTTAAACTTAAATTTCTTATATTCCAGTTTAGTTGTTTAATAATAAATTCTCTATCTTCTTTAGTAGGACAATATATTGCTACTTTGTTAGTAATATTACATTCTTCATCTAAAGGTAAATTTTCATTTAAATCAGTAATACATCTTAAAAAATCTTTTTCATTTATTTTAGTTATATAAAATCTATCTATTTTACCTCCATATTTTTTAGTAACTTTATTAAATAATAAATCATTTAGTTTGTAATCTAATTCTGTAGCTAATTCTTCAGCAGTTTTTTCTTCTATAATTTCAAATATATCAGAATTTTTCTCTACATCTACTCTATGTATTTTAGCACTTTCAAATACTGCAACATTAGTTCTGTGATAATAATTATTTATAAAAGTTAATACTTCATCTTTTTTAAATAAAGTAACTCCTTGATAATAATTAATTTTTAATTTTGCTTTTTTCATATTTTATCTAAATTTAAATTTTTTAAGAAATTTCTTCTTTTTCTATTAGAGAATTTTTTAATATCTTTTTTACTTTTGCCATTATAAAAATCTCTCATAAATTTTTTACCTAAACCAGACATTTTATCTGCTCTTGAAGTATTACTTTCTCCCATGTGAGAATTTAAAGAATTAGTTTTTGCCATTGTTTATATAAATTTAATTCATATTGTCTTAATCTTAACATATAATCTGAAGTTACTTTAACTCCTTGTTTATTAGTGTACTTACACCAACTTAGCCAAGCAGTTTCAACTTCTAAATTATTATTAATACATTTTTTTAAAGTACTCTTATTATAATTTCCACTACCAATACTAAAGATAAGCTTAGTTAAAGCCTGTTTTTGGTCATTAGAGAGCCTTTTGAATACTCTAATGGGTGTTTGTAGCTCTAAAGAATGATAAGCCTTTAAAAGGTCTAATTTTAATACTTTATTTACAGTAATGCTATCTAAAGGATAAATGAAATTGTCTGTTTCTAAAATAATATGCCCAACACCAATAGTTTTGTGATTAGCAGAACAATTATAAGGCATTAGTTTAAATCCTTCATGTTTTTTAATAGTGTTTAAAAAATCTTCTGAAAAGTAAAATCTATTATTTTCTATATTAGATGTTGAAATTAGATGTTTACTTTCTTTAGTAGAAGTAAACATTGATAGAAGAATAATTAATTTGAGTAAAATTGCATACATTAGTTGTATTATTAGTTAAACAAAAAAGTAATTCTTTAGGTATCTTTTACCTTCTTCGGCTATAGGTAATGTCAGTTTATCCTTAGATAACAAGTATTACTACTCCTTAGTTAAACCTATCGCCAGAGTTATGACCTCTAATTTAATAATATAAAGAATTACTTATATTTTTAAAAACAACATCTTCTTTATACATTCTATTTTAATTGGATACTTTCAATATATTTGTTTATTAATTAGGCATTTCTCCTATTTACTCTAAAGTAAAACTACTTATCAGATGTTGTTTATATTTTTAATCTCGTTCAAATCTTATTATTGGAAGAATTAACCATTTTGAATAATTATCATAGTCATAAGCATATTTTTCTGCTTCTTCTTCTGTATCAAATTCTTCAGTTGGATGAATTTGGTCATAATATGGGCCAGTAATTCTACCATAACCTAAATTTATTTTAATTTCGTCATTTACTTTATTTGTATCAATTAAAATAGCTGTAAATTTCTTTATTATTTGCATAATAGTTAATTTTAGTTGTTAAATTTTCTGCCTCTTCTAAATTTATTTTAATTTATAGAGAGTTAATTTTCAAATTCAATATTTAAAGTAAATTTACTACCTTCTTTTAAAAGTTCTTCTCTTGTTTTTAAATCACCTTTCCAAAAATAAGTAGGATTAATAGTATAGTTATTATTTTTACCAATTATAAAATTATGTTTTTTTAAACTACTTAGGCTATTGGCAATACTTTGATATTTTACTTGTAAAATATTACAAAGATATTGTTTTTTTTCTTTAGTTAAGTTTATATTTCCAGAATTATAATCCATAATAGAGCATAAAGAAATTAGTAATTTAATATCAACTATACTTTTTAAATTAGATAATTTTTCTATAGTTTTTAAAGAAGTTATATAATTTTCTGTAGAAGTTACTTTAAAGTAATCTCTGATTTCATCAGTATATTCAAACCATTCACCTTGTAATTTTAAATGGTTAAATTTTTTATGTAATTCTCTTTCTAAACTTATATCTCCTTGTATTGAAGTAATTAAATCTAAACTATAAGGATTTCCAGTTTGTAATTGTTTTAATCTTGCATCTGGATTACTACTATATCCTATTTTACAGAAATTTTCAGCTTTATTTATAATTAAATAAATCATATAATAAGTATTAAATTAATAATATTACAAATTTACATATTTTTTTATAATTATACAAATAATTTAATACTTATTATCATTCTATAATTAAATATTTAAAATATTTTAATTTATAAATTAAATATAGGTTTTAAGGTTGCTCTTCTTATCTTATTATAAGTTTTATTTCTGTATTATATAGTATTGATTAAAATAATTTAATACTTCTCCAAAATCTGTTTCATCTGTCCAAATATCATTTTTAAAATTTATACAAGTATTATCACAACCCATTTCATCTCCTGCTGGGCTATTAAAAGTAAAATTTTTAGCTAATTCTACAAATTTCTTTTCTTTAAATAAAGTTATAATTTCTTCTAATCTTGCTAAGCATTTTTCATACATCATTTCTTTTTGAGCTTTTATGATGTCTTCTTCAGAAACAAATTGTTTTACTATTTCAATAGTTTCTTTATCAAATAGTTTATTATTTTTTATTAACATAGTAGTTAGTTTTTAATTATTTAAACTTTATTTAATTTTCTACCACACATTGGGCAGAAGTTAAATCTTTACATTTTTAGGTAACTCTTTTATTAATTTCTTTTCAACAGCCCATTTTATATAATTTGGGTCTGTTTTAATCACATCAGTAATAAGTTTACCTTTGTGTTTTTTGCCAAATAGTATTCTCATTATAATTCAGTTCTACTTATTCCAAATATAATTAAAGAAAATGGTCCCAAAATAAAATGAATTATTATTATAATTATTATTTTAGGTGTGATTAAATCTTCAATTGTTTGTAAAACTAATCCTTTATATTTTAAATCTTCTTTTGAATATTCTAATCCTTTTTTTATATCAATTATTCTTAATTGATAAGTTTTATATATTGCAATAAAACTACAAAAGAAATAAAAAGCTAAAATTATTATAGCTATAATATCTTGTTTCATAATAGTTTAGTTTAAAGTTAATAAAAAATAGAGTTATTATAGGTATATACACCTGTTAATTCAAGAGATAAGTTCCTCCATTGAAACATATTTCAGTTTATAACTCTATTATAATTTTACATTTTAAGATTATCTTTGTTAGTGATTAAATACACTAAACAAAGTATAGCAATTACTGCAATACTAATCCAACCAATTGCTTGTTGAATTGGTGTGTTTTTAAAAACATTATCTACTAAGCATATAGCTATAATAAATAACGTTATTAATGAGTATTTTAAATATTTATTCATTTTCTTTATTTTTAATTGATTTGTTATTTTTGTTTTGCTTACTGATATTGCTATCAATTTTTATTGTTTTATAACCTTTATGATGAACTGAAGTATGTCCAGCTACTAATTGTTTAGGTGTAGAGAAAAAGTTGACTATAGACTGTCCTAAATCATTTTTTAGAACTTTAATTCTATAACAAAATCTTCCTTTTTCATTATGAGATTTTCTAACTCTCATTTGTGGCATTTTCCAAGTATGAAATTTAGTAATTACAGGTTGTTTTTTGATATTTCTTACTTGTTCTTTCCATTCTTCTTTTGAAGATTTAAAAAAACCTTTAATTTCAAGCATTTCAATTGCTTCTAATACTGGGAATTTATAAATAATTCCTGATTTTTTAATGTACATTACTTTTGCTAATTTTTTCATCGGATTATTTCCTCCAAAATTAAATTGTTATTTTTACTTTATTTAATTAAAAAAATCACTTACAAGAGAATATTTCTTTACGGATATAGAAATATATTAATTAGAACGTTTGTAAGTGATTATTAGTTCTTTAATATTGTGATAACTCTAATTAGAGTCATATAAATCTTTATTTATTTTACTAATCTTTATTTTGCCAAAATGAGCTTTGGTAATAATTTTGTTAGTTACATCTTCTCCATTTTTGTAAAATTTAGGAGTTAAACTACTATTTTCATCTATATTAGAAGAAATAACTTCTTCTTCAATTGTTTGCTCTTGATTAGCATAACGAGCTAATTTTTTTGTAAATAGTCCCATTTTATAAAGTTATTAAAGTTAATATTGTTAAAGTAATTATAATTAAAGATACAATAATTATTTTTAATTTTAACATTTTTTTATTATAATATTGCATTCTGTGATAAAGCTTTTCAATAGCTTCTTCACTTGGTGATTTTTGATAGTTTTCCATAATTTTATTTTTTTTTATTTGAAAATAATTTTTTATTACTAAAAAACAAACTCTTCTACCTTCTAACTATGTGCAGGAATTAATCCTATTAATGCTTCAAATATTTGTTTCATAATTTTTAAGTTTTAAAAGAAATAGTGTGCAATCCTATGCTAAATAGTATGTTTTAACCTTGCTACCTTATATAACCGTAAGTAAACTCCGGCTAGTTAAACTCATATATTACACACTAATCTTAGTTTATTTTTTAATTAATTCACTCGGATAAATTCTTAATTCTTCAAATGTTTTTACATTATTAAGAATTAAACATTGTTCATTAAATACTTTTGAACATTTTCCAGTTATTTTATATTCTTTTGAATTGTAATTAACTATTTGTCCTATTGAAAATAATATCGCTAAATTCATAATCTTAGTTATTTTCTGTTGTTGTTAATTTGAAATTTACTAAACCAATCTATAAGTAAAGATACTTTGATTTTATTATCTTCACAGAACTTTTGCATTGTGTCAAACATATCCATTTCAGAATACATTGTTTTTTCACAATGTTTGTAGCCTGCTATGAAAGCATTTTGTATTTCTTCTACATAATCACCTAAAATAGTGATGTAGTTTTGTGGATTTATATTTCCTTTTACAGAATATGTTTTATCCATATATTCCTTAGCAACTTCTTCTAATGTTTCATTAGTATTTACAGGATTATTTTTTCTTGTGGTAATATTTCAATAATATCTGATGATTTTATATAATAGCAATCATCTATTTCAATATCGTTATTACCAATACAGTTAATATCCGTAATAGTTCCTACATTAATATTATCAACAGAAGTTTGTATTCTTACAAAATCTCCTATTTTATATTCTAATGTTTCTGGACAACCCTTATTAATCCATTCTTCTTGTTCTTGTAATGAATTAAATCCATTAGCATTAGCCATAAGATTAGACCAAGGCTTATATTCTAGTATTTCATTAGTTGAAGTTTCTTTTGAAATAGGTTTTATATCCACAGTATTTAATACTGGATAAAACTTAACTTCAACTTCTTTACCTACCATATCATCACTTGCATTAGTGATTTGTGGTAATAAAAGGTTGTGATTAGTTGTTGCTATTATTTTATTACCTTTTTCACCTAATATATCAAAGTGTCTTTTAACAACAACTCCGTGATTATATTCTTTACATAAGTCAGCATCATTAATCCATTTACATATAAAAGGACTATTATCTTTTAATACTGTAAATTGTAAAAAATCACCTTCCTTTCTTTCAGCTTCATCATCTACTACATAGTAATAGTCTGATATTTTAATAAGTTTTTTCATAATATATAATTTTAAGTTTAGTTTTTAATTAATTAGTAGATAAAAAATAAGAGTTCTAAGACTACAATTGTAGTTTTCGGATTAAAATTGTTCTTTACCCTTTTAACAGAGATTATCCAGAATTAATTTTTATTTAACTTAGAACTCTAAACTATAATCAAATAATTGTAATATATAAACTATTTATTCTCATAAATAGAAGTTTATTACATATTTTAACGTATTAAAATAACCTTTTTAAAAACAAGAGCAGCCCTACTACAAACTGCTCTCTAACCTAAATCTACTATGAAAAAAAAATGTTTTTAATATTCTATTGCTATCTCTCTTATTCAGGATAGAAATTTATTACTAATCATTATAGTTTAATAGATTAGTTTTTATTAAAGTCTCTTAAACTTCAATAGAATAAAATTGCTCTTTTATTGATAACCAAACCAATAAAAGATATAAGACTATGAAAGAACTTATGTAATTCTCAAAAGTCTTAAATTAAAATTTATATCCGATATAATTAGCTTCTTCTAAGCCTAATCTTCTACCTTTACTTTGCCCAAAAGAATATTTATTTTTATAGTCTTTTGAATTACTATTAGCAGTATAGAAGTTTATTACAATATCATCATCTAATATATAAACAGTAGGATTAAATATTTCAACTTCTAATTTTCCTAAGTCATACATCATTCTTATAAATGAAATTAATTGTTCCATAAAAGTCTTAAATAAAGTTGAATTTCTTCTAATTCTATATCTCCTTCTTCAAGAAGAGTTAATTCTATGTGTTTTAATAAAGTTAGCATAATAATAGTTTAAAAGGTTACAAAGATAAAAAATCCTTAGATATAAATACCTAAGGATTTAAAATAAATTAAGAAATTTTAGAAGCTGAACGTTGGATTTCTTTTATTTCAGCTTCTTTAGCATCTACTTTCAAAACAACATGACTTAAATTGTCAGAGGTTTTACTTAATAGATGAACTCTATAAACTGGCAATCCACTAACAGTTAAAGTTTCACCTGCTTTATTCTGTCTAACAGAATTTTCAGGTTTTAAAATAATACCTTCAAGGTCTGATACATTTGTGGTATCATAAGCAATAATAGTATAATCTGTAAGAACATCACCAACTTGTGGTTCTTTACCATTATCATACCATTGGAATGTTCTTCCAAAATAAGCAAATTCTGTACCTGAAAGGTCAAAAGAAGCTTGTTTGATTTTAGCAAGAATAGCATTTGCAGGTTGAACACTTGTTCCTTCTTTGCTCGAAGGTACATTAATAAGTTTTTGTACTATTAAAGCATTAAAACCTCTACCTGATTGAGCAGGTTCTACAGCTACAACAACAGGTTTTGAAAAATCTAAACCAGAAGATAAGAAATCTTCATTTTTTGAGTTAAAATTAAATTCGTTCATTTTAATAAGATTTAAAATTGTTTATAAAATTGATTAATTAAATAAAAACTCACTTAATTAGTGAGTAGTAAATACAAATGTATTTTACAGCAAAAACTATTACCTGTATTCATTATATATCTTTTAAAAGTAGCTAATTTTTAAAATGATATATCGTTAGCACATGTGTCATACTAGTTCCTTAATATGCTCTTAATAATAGAACCATGCTGTCCTCAATAACTTGGAAGGTTATTTAAGTTTTTTAGGTATACTTTGTATTTTCAGCACAAAGTTAAGCTGTAATATTTTTTTTTACATATATTCTGCAACTAATTTTTTACCAGAATAATCTTGTCTATTACAAGCATCTTCAAGTATATCATTTGGGCAGTTTTGGCATAATTTAGATACTTTTTCAATATCTTTGTTACATAAATCTGACCAAAGAACATATAAATTAGTTCCTTTTAAACTTGGAATTTCTTCCATTTTAATTGCAATTGGAATAGAATATTGAATATTTTCATCTGAAAATAAATCCATTAAAAATTGCATTGCTCCTGGATTACCATTAGCGTATTTCATAATAAGCATCATTTTTTCCATAATAGTATAATTTAGTAATTAGTTTGAGCGTCTTTAAGACCTAAACCTATCATAATAGATAGACCAAAGAGATTATTCTTTTGCACTAATTACACAAATTCACAGTCAAACTACATAGATTCACATTAGAACTACATAGTTTCACAAAAAAGTAACATAGTTATTGGAAAATCCAAAAATTATTAATAACTTTGAATTTTTCTAAAAATTAATAATACTTAAGAAAAATAATAATGACTTAGGTAATATATTTTCTTTTTTGTATTACTTTTTTCTTTAAAATTCCCTGAAAATTATACATACAACATCATTCTTTTAGTTGCTATCTATCTCAATATTTATGATAGTTATAGATTATATCTAATGTATAATTTGCATAGTTTAAGCTATAAAATTGATAATTTTTGACGTTGCTTAGGTTTTGTTAAACAAGTTAAATGCAGAGTAGGTAGATAATCAACTACTTACATCACTTATTTAGAAACATTCTAAATAATTTGTTTAATCTTTTACCAAATAAGTTAAACAAACTTAATATAAACTTTACATTTACATTAAGACTTAACTTATCTATTTAGAATGATTATAAATAACAAAAATAATTTATTAAAATGCAACCTTTCTCAATAATTTTTAGTCTTACCACAGATGTGTTATAAGTAAGACATAAGATTAGATAACCAGGAAACCTTCCTACTAATCTTAGAGAACTAAAAGGTGTACATAATATAAGGTGTAATAAATATAATCTCTTAATATGATTTTAGATGTGGTTTACTCCACTTTACCTTGATAGTAGAATAATACTATAAGTTTACTATTAGTTAATACTGAGAGAATATAGTTGTGAAATAATCTTAACTCAACTACAATTGTCTATATGAATATAACTGAGAGTGTTATACTTGTTGAGACTATTGTAATTAAAGGAACTATAATAAAAAAAAGGGACATAGTCCCTTATTAGTTTAAAGCTCATCAATTGGTACAATTTCAACATCAACACTCTCACGTGATGTAATAATCATGTAAGTTACTTGTTGTTTAGTGCCAAGAACATGTTGAGTAGCAACAAAACCTGATGGAGATAACAAAGCATTAGGTGTTGTGAAATACAATGCAGGAACTGCATAAAAGTTATCATCTTTTTTACACAACCAATAATTTTTAGATGTTAATTGTAATTTTTTCATTTGTAGTAGATTTATGACGGAGGACTTCCTTTTGTCAGAATTTAATAGGGGTTGAATGTAGGATGGTTGAAATACACATAATTTTTTAATTTTTTTTTATTTTACCCCTATTTAATTTTGTTTATATTAATATTATTTGTACATTTGTATTATTAAAATTTATAAATAATATTAAAAATGAGAACAGAAAGAATAATAGGTATATACGGAATACTTAATAAATTGAATAATAAAATATATGTAGGTAGTACTAATAATTTAGCTAGAAGAAAAAGAGAACACTTTAATCAGTTAAAAAATAATAACCATGAAAATAGGTATTTGCAATTATCTTATAATAAATATGGTAAAGATAATTTTACTTTTGTAGTATTAGAGGATAATGTAAAAATTGAACAACTAACAGAACGTGAACTATATTGGATAAACTTAAAAGATAGTTTAAATAGGGATAAAGGTTATAATTTAGCAATACCTGATGTACTTACACATCATAAACATTCTGGAGAAACTAAAGAGCATATTAGAAAGTTAGGTTACTTTAGTAATCATCCTAATAATACAGAATTAAACTACTTACAATGGAAAGAAAATTTAAAAAATATAGCTGATAAAAAAGTACCTAGAAGAGAAGGACAATTTATAATAATAGTATTAGATAAATTAACAGGTCAATTCATTAAAGAATATGCTACTTCTGGTATAGCAGCTAAAGATTTAGGTTATCATAATAATAAAAAGATACAAAGAGTATTATCTAACCAACAACCTTCTTATAAAGGATTAGTGTTTGTATATAAAGATAAATATAATCCAAATAAAGATTATAGAGTAATAGAAAATCAAAGTGGTTTAAATAGAAGACAGAAATTATTACAATACTCTATAGATGGAGAATTAATTAAAACTTGGAATACTACAATAGAATTACAACAAGAAGGTTATAACTTAGATACTTTATATACAGCAATTTGTAGAAAGAAATTATATAAAGATTGTTACTGGAAAAGAGTATAGGGGGTCCTAAATCTCTACCACAAAAAGGGTAGCTCTTTTAAAAAGTACCTTTATTCCTTGTGTATATTAATTAATTTACTTATCTTTGTTAAAAATACAAATATGAAATACATAGGTGAAGAAAAAAATACAGAATTATTTATTCATAAATTTGAATTAAAAGATAAAGAACAAGTTAAAATTATAGTTGAAATAACTATTGATTTTATGATTGTTCATATTAAATCTAAAGAATATAATAAAGAAATTGTATTGGATAAAAATAATATTTACTGTACTATGGCTGGAATAAAAGCCTATCAAGAAAATAATATTTTAACTATAGAAATAAAAAAGAAAATACCTGACGTAATATATGAATTATGTATTGAGATAAAATAGTTTTCATAATATTTTGACTTTAAGGTAATTAATAGTTGTTATAATATAACAACTATTTTTTTTTTATAAATTTATTAGTATTAATTTGGATAATTAATATTATTACTTTAACTTTGCAATATTATAAACTAAATTAAAAAGTCATGATTATAAATGTTGATAAAGAAGGAAAAGATTTTTTAGTATCTTTAGCTGATTTTATGTTAAAAGGATTAGGAATACAAGGATTAAATCATAGTACAATTCTTTTAACTAATGTGAAGCATTTAGAAAAGTTGGATGTAAAAGAACCAATTAACCCAGAAGGTCCAAGTAAGTTAAAAATAAATAAAGAGTAATATGCAAATTAAAAAGTCAATATTATTTAAAGATGAATTGCATTATAAAATATTTAATTTAATAAATGCTAATATATCTACATGGAATTTATCTGAAAATGAAATAAAAGTATTAAGTTCTTTTTACAATAAAGATTTTGAATTATTAACTAAAATAAAAGATTATGATTTAAGAATGAAAATTTTATTTGATAAAAAGAATAAAGATGAAATTTCAAATCAATATAATTTATCTTATAATACTTTTAATAATGTTTTAACTTCTTTAAGAAAAAAGAATTTTATAAAAGATAATACTATAGATGAAAAGTATTTACAAGATTTAAATAAAAAAGAAATTGTATTTTCTATATTATTTTTAGATGAAAATAGAGAGATTATTAAATAATGAAAGTAAACCTATAAAAGCAACTAGTTTACCAGCTATTTTAGATGGAATAGTTAAAGAAGTAGCTTTAGAAATAGGATTGACTGAAAATTGTATTAGTAATATTACAGCTTCTCAATTTAAATTATTATATAAAATACTTGATACTGCTTTTATAACTAATGACTTTGAAGAATTACCTACTTATAGATTACAATATTTAGGAGCATTTAAACCTTCAATTTGGAAATTTAATAAATTTAGAAGATTATTTAAAATGAATGAAATTAAAATAGAAAATAAAGAAAATGTTTAATTTAATAAATAATACAGTTATTATACAACCTGAAATCTTATTAATACCAGAATTTAAAATATTATGGGATTTAGATAAAGATATTAACAAAGTTAATTGTTATAAACAGTTTACTTATATTTACTTTACAGAAGATTTTAATTCTCCTTATAAAAAAAGTTATAGTGGAAAAGAATTAGAAGATAAAGTAATTAAAGATATATTTGAAGGAAAGGAATTTAAAATAAGTAAAGAAATTTTAGCTGCTAAAGAAAAATATATTGAATTAAAAACAACAGCTACTATGAAACTTTTAAATTCTGCTGAAAAAGCAATGAAAGAAATTACTAAATATTTCAATGATTTTAATGTAGAAGATTTAATAGGAGATAAAAAACATATTGCTATTAACAACACTATTAAGAATTTAAAAGAATTAGATGATTTAACTTTAAAGCTTCAATCTACTAAAAAAAGAATTGAGAAAGAATTAGAAGCTGAAAAAATGTCTGGTAAAAGAACATTAGGAAAAAGAGAATTGCCCCCTAATAAAAGAAAATAATAATATGGAAAAGAACAAAGAATTTTATTTAGAAGCTATTGAAAGTATTTTAGAAGTTTTCAATAACCCATTATTAAAAAAAGATGGAGATAAAGTAGGTATATTCACATTTAATTTTACAACATTATTTAATGTTGATACAGAATTATATTTTACTTTAAGATTTGAACAACCAAATAAAGAATATAAAATAATGACTATTGCCCAAACTATTAAATTAGAAGACCATAAAAATTATATAGTTATAGAAAATTTATTTTTAAATAAATGTTTTAATAGTTTATTAAAGTATATTGCTTTTAGTAAACAAACAGATGATTTAAATATTGAGTTTAAAAGTTTTAGAGAATTTTTTAACTAAATAATAATATGAAAATAACAATAGATACAGATACTAAAACTTTAGAAGTTATATCTGAAATTAGTTTAAAAGAACTAAATAAGTTTGTTGAAGAATTTAAATTACAAGATTATAAGTTAGTTAAAACTTATAATTATAATTTGCTTAATCCACAACCTTACACTAATCTCTATACAAATCCTTTAATTACTTATTGTTCAACAACTAATATAAAAGAATTATGCCACCAGTAACTACTTATCCTATAGAAGGAAAAACCACTTTAACCAATGGTAAAGGTGATACAGAGTATTGTATAGAAGTAAAAAGAGAAGCTATACAAATGGAAGAATATAAAATGGAAATATTAGAATTTGAAAGTATTAATTGTAAAAGTAAATATAATGAAAAATAAAGAACTAAATTTTAAACCATTAAATGGTAATTTGTTAATAATTATACCAGAAGTAAGTAAAACTACAGCAAGTGGTCTTATTAAATCTGATAGTATGGTTCAAGAAGAAGAAAAACAGTTAGATAAATATGTTACTGTAGCAGCTGTATCTGATGAAGTTAAGCCTATTGTAGTAGGAGATAAAATACTATTAGGAGTTAGTAATATTAATACTATTATTATAGATGAAATTAGATATGGCATTGTGCATATTTCTGGTGTAGTTGGAATTAAATATTAAATATTAATAATTAAAAAAAAATATTTATATGAAACAAGGATTAAATTTTGGTCAAGCTATAGAAGCTTTAAAAGAAGGCAAAATGATTCAACGTGATGGTTGGAATGGTAAAGATTTATTTATTTTTATGCAAGTTCCTTCAACTATAAAAAAAGAAATTGTTTCTAAAATGCAATTACTTCCGCAATCTGTTAAAAATGAATTTCAAAGGAGATTTGATAATCCTAATGAACAAATTAGTGAAATTTATTATAGTAATCAATTGGCTATAGTAAATCAAAGTAATTTAATAAATGGATGGACACCATCTGTTTCAGATATTTTTGCAGAAGATTGGATAATTGTAGAATAATATGTTAAAGCCAAAACAAATAATCAAAGGTATTGTTAATTATAAATTAGATAATAATAATACCTTTGATAGAAGTATAACTTTTGAAGAAAGAAGTTCTGAATTAGTTAGAGCTGGGTTATGCTCTATCTGTGAATTTGTAGATAACAGTATTATATTTAAAAAAATTAAAGAAGATAAATACCCTAAGATACAAGGTAAAAAATGTAAAAAATGTGGATGTATATTATCTTATAAAATTAGAAGTAATAGTAAATGCCCAATTAACAAGTGGTAAATTATGTTTAGAAGTATGTTTTTAATAGTCTGTAAATTTTGTAAGTTCTTTACAAAAGGTAAAATAGAAGACCCTGATAAATTAAGTTGTATAACCGATTTTACTTTAGATGTAGATAGATGTAGTAAAACACATTATAAAGTTACAGAAAATAGTTTTTGTATAACTGATAAATTTGAAGAAAAATAATGGAATTTAAGAATATAAAAGTTTATGGTTTAGATGAAAGTATTATTCGTTCAGGTTTCCCTATGCAAATAGGTGAACCTAAGATTAATGAATACTCTGAATTACAGTTACCTAATGATACTAAAAGAGCAATTAAACTTGCTAATGCTCCTATAGGTTCTGGGCATAATAATTATATGAAGGGTATTATAGTTCAATTTGATATGTCTTATCCTCAATACTTTACACCACAATTACAAAGATACCATTGGATAGATATAATTAGTAGTCAGAGTAAGATGCACAGTTTAACTAAGATAGAAGATATAAAAAGTAGTTGTAATAAATATGTACTACCTTCTATTATTATGGAGATTAATTATTTAATAAGGTATTACAATTTACAAGATAATTATCCATTTTTATACCCATGTAATATGATAGATGATAATCATGCTGCTATTTGTGTAAATATTAATTCTAAAGAAGAACTATTCCAATATATAATAAGTAACTTACCAATGGGTTTTGAATTATGGATGGGAATAAGTACAAATTATTTACAATTAAAAACTATTTACAAACAAAGAAAGAACCATAAACTTAAAAATGATTGGGGAGAATTTTGTACCTTTATAGAAAATTTGCCAATGTCTGAATTAATAATTGGGAAAGAATGTTAGAAATAACTAAACAGCAAGTAATTAGCATAGCAGTTTTAAATGAAGATGTAGAAGTATTTCAATCTTTATTTGAGAAATTACAAATATTATCTACTAAACCTGGATATAAAAAAGAGTTTAATAAAGAAGAAACTAAGTTAATAGACCAAATTGATAAAGAAATAAATGAATAAATTTGTAGATATTAAAACTAATGGTGGATATACTTTAGAACAGATAAAAAATAATAAAAACTGTTCTAAGGATATGAAATATTGGTATAATATAGAAGGAACAGATAGATATTTATTTAAATCCAAGTGTGCTGAAAGTTGGGAGTTCTATGATCCTTTAATAGATAACCCAATTAAAAACACAAATCAGGTGTATATCAAGTTTTTAGATGTTTCTAAGTTTGTTGAACCTTCTAACTACTTTAGAGAATATAGTTGCTATACACATGAATTAGAAGGAACTATTAGTGGTGAATCTTTTTGGGATGATATGGAAGATAAAATTACTAATGGTTTTGAATATGAAGGAGTTAGAATAACTGGTAGACATTTTTTTACAATTAATTTTGGTAGATTTAGAGCTGTACCTGTAGATGAGCATGGCAAAGCAACTAGTATAAATAAAATATGGACATTCCTTAGATTTCTGGACCATCAATATTATGTATTCCATGAATTAGAAGAATGTTTATTAGATGGAATATTTAAAGATAAAGTAAAATATTTAAAATGGTTTTCTGATAAATTAGAAGAAGATTTTTCTAATTTAAAAATGGAAAACTTTGTAGGTGCTAAGAGTAGAAGAAAAGGTTGGTCAGCTATAGAAGGAATAGGTTTAGTCGCTTATAACTTTATATTCAAAGAAAGTTCTATGAATATGATAGCTGCTTATGAAAAAACTCACTACAAACCTATTTTAGCAGCTACTAGAAGTACTAAAACATTTGTTGATAAATATACACCTTGGGTTAGAGTAACTGGGATTAAAGGTACTTCTACACACTTTATAGCAGGTATAAAAACAACTGATGAATTTGGTGTACCTATTGAAGAAGGCTATTTATCTGAAGTTTCAGCTACTTCTTTTCAAGATAATAGTTTTAAAGGGATTGGAGAGTGTTTTTCTCCTAATCAATTAGTAATTAATTATTTAGGTGAAAAAGTAGAAATAGGTTCTTTAAAAGTAAATGATTTATTATTAGGTCCAGATGGAACATTACGTAAAGTATTAAATGTGCATACTGGTACTGATCTAATGACTACTTATTCTCAAAATAAAGGAGTAGATTTTACAGTAAATACTGAACATTTAATACATGGAAAATATATAGGTAATAGTAATCAGAAAATACTAAATATTAAATCTAAAGATTTTTTAAACAAAAGTAATTCTTTTAAAAGATATTTTAGAACTTTAAAATCAGAAGGTTTTGATTTTGGATTAGATACTTATGATGTAGATGGATATTTATATGGATTATGGTTAGGAGATGGAGATTCTAGAAGACTTGCTATTGCTAGTATGGATATTGAAATAGAAGAATATTTAAAAGAATTATGCACTAATAATAATTTAAAATTAGATAAAAGAAAAATATCTGATAAAAATAAAGCATTTCATTATAGATTAACTGGATTAAAAGGAAACTATAAAACTATTTATATCTATGAAAATGGTAATGCTAAAATAATAAAAGGATTAGAAGAATTTGTAAAATTATATGGTTTATCTAAACCAAGTTGGCAATATATTTTAACTAATTTAGATACTGAAAGAAGTAAAAAAGCATTAACAAGTAGAAATATAGAAATTGTAAAAATAGAAAATACTCACGGAAGTGATATTCTTAATTGGTTTTATAACAAAAATTTAATAAAGAATAAACATATAACAAAAGATTTAATTTATCAACCTAGAGAAACAAGATTAAGATTTTTAGCAGGTTTTATAGATACAGATGGTAGTATAAATACTGAAAAAAAGATTTATACAATATCTCAAAAAGATAGAAAATTATTAGAAGATACAGCTACAATAGCAAGAAGTTTAGGGTTTTATGCTTCAGTTAATACATTTAAAAGAACTTCTGGATTAGGAAAAATATTAAATGATTATTCTAAATTAACTATATCAGGAGATATTTGGAATATACCAGTTAAAATAGAAAGAAAAAAAACAGTAGAATTTAAGCATCATGTTCCTGTATTAGAATCTTCTATAACTAAAGTAAATCAATATGTTGGAGAATATGTTGGTATAGAAGTAGATAAAGATCATTTATTTTTATTAGAAGATTTTACAATAGTTCATAATAGTGCTGATTTAATTATAGTTGAAGAACCTGGTAAGTTTAATACATTAGAAGAAACTTATCCTGTATCTATTGAACCTTTAATTAGAGATGGTGAAAATAGAATAGGTGTTTGTATAATGGCTGGAACAGCTGGTGATCTTGAGGGAGGTGGGTCTGTAGCTTTATCTAAAGTTATTTATCATCCTTCTTCTTATGGATTTAAAGAATATGATAATATTTATGAAGATAAATGGAATAATGAAAAAAGTGGTTGGTTTATAGATGATTTATGGTATTTACCTTTTAAACTTAGTAAAATAGAATTATTAAAAATGGATAGTTCTGATAGAACTAAACAATTATTAGATAATATAAAAGGAAATTATGTAGAAACAGTTGATGATTTAGGTAATTCTTATAGATATTTTGCTAATATAATATTAGAGAATAAAAGAAAATCTAAGAAAGAAACTGATATTAAATCATATAATAAATTTATTACACAACAGCCTAAATATTTATCTGAAGCTTTTTTATTAAATGAAAGTTCTCCTTTTGATACTGCTACAGCTCAATTAGTTTTAGGAGAATTAAGAGTTCATTATGATAAAATACAAAAGGAAAAAGGTTCTTTCGGTATAGATGAAACTGGAAAACCTAATTGGATTTTAAATTTTTCATTACAACATATTGATAATTTTCCTTTTGATACTTCAAGTGCTAATTCTGATGGTTGTTGGGTAATTTATGAAAGACCTGTTAAAACATTAATGGATACTTCTTATTGGAGGTATGTGGCTGGAAATGACCCACTTGACATGGGTAGAGATGAAAGTGCTGATAGTAAAAGACATTCTTTATCTGTAACTTATATTATAGATGTTATTACTAGAAATATAGTTGCTGAATATGTAGGAAGACCTTCAACAGCAGAACAATATTGGGAGCAATTATGGAGAGGTATTGAATATTATGGTGCTAGATTACTTTATGAAAATAACTTAAAAGGATTAAAAGGTCATTTTGAGAAAAGACATAAAATGTATTTATTAGCTGATGAACCTGAAAGTTTAAGAAATACATCTGGTTATAAAATGAATAAAAATGCAACTAAAGGATTTCATGCTACACCTCAATCTAATGCTTTAGCTAGAAAATATATAGATAGTTGGACAAAAGAAGAAATGTTTATGGGACAGGATGATGAAGGTAATAATATATTTATTCCTAGAATGTATAGCATTAAATCTATAGGATTATTAGAAGAAATATTAGCATGGAATAGTAAAGGTAACTTCGATAGAATATCTGGATTAGGTGCAACTATGATATTATTATTTGATAGATTATATGAAGTACAAGAAGATGAAAGTACTACAGATATGTTTAATGAAGGAATATTTAAAAAAATGAATAAACAATTAAAAACTAAAAATAGATTTAATACAAAAGAATATGCAACAAAATAATAGTTATAAAATAATTTTAGGTGATAATAAAGATACAAGTAAAATAAATGAATTGCCTAATCAAAGAGTTAGTAGAAAGAAAAAACAAAGTAAAGAATGGCAGGAATCAACTATTGATTACTTTATTAATTCAATATATAATTATGATAGTAAAAGAAAAACTCCTGAACAAATAAAAGAGAATTGGGATTTTTATAATGCCGAATTATCTTCTAATGAAATAAAAAAACATTTAGATCCATTAAATGTGGAAGAAGGATTAATGAAAGAAGAAAATATTTCTTTTGGATTTTATGATATTTTGCATCAACCATTTGATACTTTAATAGGAGAAGAATTAAAAAGAATATCAGAAATTAAAGCTTATGGAATTAATAGTACAGTTATAAATGAGAAAGATAAATTATTTAAAGATAAAGTATCTCAATACTTTGTAGAATTAGTACAATCTAAAAATATAAATGAAAAAGAAATTCAAAATAAATTAGCTGAATTTGATAATTATAAAAAAAGAGATTTACAATCATCCCATGAACAAATGGCTAATCAAATACTTGAAATTTTTACTTCTAGCCAATTAATAAATTCCAAATATAAATTTAATCAAGGATTTAAAAATTTAGAAATTGTAGGAGATGCAATTTATAGAATATATAATATAGGAAATGAACCTAATTTTGAATTAGTTAATTCTGATAATTTTATTGTTTTAGGAATGGGTAAATCTAATTGGATTCAAGATGGTTATGCTTGGATAGAAATAGATTATTTAAATCCTAATAAAATTATAGAAGAATTTGCGGATGAATTAACAGATAAAGAAATAGATGAAATATTTAAAGGTTTAAATAATGAAGTACCTTTTATAGTTCCTAATCAAATTTATTCAGCTAATGTTTCTTTTAGTGATGTTGCTCAACCTATTACAATAGATGGAAATTTTCTTACAGATGATGGTTCAGTTATGAATTATCCTTTAACAGAAAATGGAAATATTAGAATATATAGAGTGCAATGGTTATCTTTAAGAAAATTTGGTAAATTAACATATTATGATGAATTTGGTGATAAACAACAAAAATGGGTAGATGAATATTATCCTATTAATATAGAAAAAGGTGAAGAAGTAGCATGGATTTGGGGTAATGAATTATGGGAAGGTGTTAAAATAGGAGATAATATTTATAAAAAAGTACGACCTTGCCCTATACAAATGAGAAGTTTAATTAATCCTTTAATAGTAAAACCTTCTTATGTAGGATATGTAAATGCTGATAATAATAAATGTGTTTCTAGGATTGATAGATTAAAAGACTATCAAAGAATGTATAACATTTTTGTTAATAAATTAATTACATTATGGACACAAAATATTGGCAAAGTAGGAGTTGTTGATGTTAGCAGAATACCTTCAGATATGTCTACAGATTCTTGGTATCTATGGTTAAAAAGATATAAATTAATGTTTGAAAACTCTTTTGAAGAAGGTAAAAAGGGTGCAGCTAAAGGATTAATCGCTGGAAATATGCAAAAAAGTGCTGGAACGATAGATTTATCATTAGCTGAAGAAATTAACAATACTATAATTGCTTTAAATTGGATTGAAAGTAGAGTTAATAAAATAGCTGCTGTTCCAGATCCAAGACAAGGTAATATGACTGGGCGAGAAGGATTAGGTGTTTCTCAACAAGCAGTTAGTCAATCTACGCATCAAACAGAATTTGATTATTTTGTACATGATATTTTAAAATCTTTAACTGCTGAAATCTGGTTAGAATATTCTAAATATTTATGGCAAGATGAAAAAGAAAAAAGACAATTTTTATTAGATGATTTATCAAATCATATTATTGATATAGATGGAGCAATATTAGCAGAAGGAGAATATGGTATTAAAATAACCAACAGCAGTAAATTATTTGAAATGTTTAATACTATTAAGCAATTAACTCATGCTGCTATGCAAACTGGAACTGCTACTTTATCGGATGTTGCTAGAATGTTTATGTCTAATAGTCCTTCAGAAATGCTAGAACAATTAGAAATAGCTGAAGAAAAAAGAATTAAACAACAAAGTGAACAAGCTAATATTAATCAACAAACTGAACAAGCTAAAATGCAAACTCAAATAGAATTTTTAAAATTACAACATCAGTTTGATTTAGAAAAAATGGATAAAGAATGGCAATATAAACTTCAATCAGAAACTTTAAAAGTAGTTGATAAAATGGAAGAACATTCTACTGATAATAATCAAAATAAAATAGAAGATGAGGTAGAGTTAGAAATGGAAAGAATTAAAGCAGAAAATGCAATTAAATTAGCTGAAAAGAATAATACTTCTAAAAAAGAAATAGAAGAAATGAAATTAAAATCAGCTAAAGAAATAGAAAAAATAAGACAAAATAGTAAGAAAAAATCACTTTAAGCTATAGTGTCATTTAAATTAAAATATTTATAAATAATTAAAAACAATTTAATATCTTTGTAATATGCAAATAGAAGAAATAGAATTTGATGTAATAGATAATATAATAACTGATGAAAATGGTTATTTATTAAAGCCCGATGAAACTTCTAAAAAAACAGAACTAGAAGAACCAGAGAAAAAAAATAAACCAGTTAAAGATGAATTAACAGAAGAAGAAATTAATTTAGCTACTTCAGAATTAGATGAAGAAGAAAATAAAGATAATGAAGAAGATAAAAAAGATGAAGATGAAGAAACTAATGAAGTTTATTCTGTATTAGCTAAGGAATTAAAAGAAGCTGATATATTACCAGATTTAGCAGATGATGAATTAAAATCAATTAAAACAACTGAAGATTTATTTAAAGTAATAGAAAAACAATTTAGTAATTGGACAGATATATACAAAGCTAATTTAGTAAATAATCTTATTAGTGAAGGATTAATAGAACCTTCTCAAGTTAAAGGTAATATTATTCAAGAATTTTCTAAAGAAGAAATTAGTAAAAATATTAATTTGCAAAAACAAATAGTTAAAAATTATTATTTAAAAAAAGGTATTAGTGAAAAAAAAGCTAATAATTTAGTAGAAAATACTTTAGATATTGAAAGTGAAGCTTTAGAATTTTATGAAGATTATAAAAAAGAATTAACTGAAGAAAATAAAAAAATTGCTGAAAGTTTAAAGCAAAAAGAAACTGAAAATATTAAGAAGAGAGAGATATTTAATGAAACTATAAAAAACAATGTAATTACTATGCAAGAATTTATTCCAGGTAGAAAATTAAAAGAAAGTGATAAAGAAATAGTTTTAAAAAATATTACTCCTACTTTAAATAAAGTAAATTCAGATTTAGTAAAATATGCTCCAATATTATCTTATTTAGATTATTATGGACTATTAGATGGAAAATTTGATAAAATAATAAAAGAAGTAGAAACAAAACAAGTTGATAGATTATCTCAAATATTAAAAGAAGGAAAGAAAAAAAGTATTTCTGATAATACTTCATATAATAAAAGTAAAATACAAGATATTGATAAAATACCTCAAATTTATAAATAATAAAACAAATAAAAATTAAATAATATGAGTTTACGACAGAATGAATTATTTAAAGGTAAAAGCTGGAATGGCTTTACTGATAAAAATCACTTAATTGCGGCTTATGATTTTGATCCTGTTCAAATTAATAACAAATTGGAACAAATCATGGAAGTAAATTTAGGTGAAAATTTTGTTTCAATGATAATGAAACATGGAATTGAATATATACCTAAAGGTAAAGATATTTATAGATGGTCTTTAGAAAACAATTTTATCGATAATTATAAATTATTAGGAGCCTATGAAGATTCAGCTATGGCAAGAATAGTTGGAACTACTCCTGGTTATAGAGCTGGAGCAAATAGAACTGAATTTTATATGTTATTTGCTAACAAACCTTTTTCAGCTACTGAAATGATAGTTGGTATGAAACCTGATCTTTATAGATTATGGATTACTGATGAACCTAGAAATGTAGGTGGAGATAGATGGCTGTATAAAGTACAATTAAATGCTTCAGATGAAATTTCTCATGTTCCAGTAAATGAATTATATTCTAATTCTTTGTGGTCAAGTGATGGAGGTGCAATTCCTGACCAAATGTCTTATACAGGTTTGGATATTAATTTCAAATCCCATGGACAAATTGAAAATAGACTTTCTCAATTTAGAATGGAACATAAAATTCCAGGTAATTTAATGGATATTGCCCCTAGGGGGTTTTTTATTAAAGACTCTAAAGGTAACACTCGTCAATTATGGATACACCAAGTAGAATATGAATTTTTACAAAAAGCTAGATGGATTACAGCTTCTATTATAATGAATGGTAAATCTAACGTTTGGGCTGATGGTTCTATTGGTAATATTGATAAAAATGGTTTTAGTGCAACTACAGGTTCTGGTTTTAAAGAACAATGGGCATCTTCAAATTTATATACATGGACTAATAAACCAAGTTTAGATTTTCTAAGAGAAATTGCTTTAGATGCTGTTGTAGGTAAAATTCTTCCTGGTAATAGAAAAATGATTATTAAAGCTGGAGAATATGGTTTAACTGCTTTAAGTACAATGGTAACAGAAAAATTTGGTGCTTCAGCATGGACTTCTACTTGGATTAATGATGGTACTGGTAGGGCCTTTTCTTGGTCAGGTAATGAAGTTACAGTAAAAACTGGTCAAGTAATGGGAATTGCTTTAATTAATGGTATTGAATTTCATTTTGTTATTGATCCTTCTAAAGATGATAAAAGACGAAATAAATTATATCACCCACTTGGTGGTTTAGCCTCTTCTTATGAATATGATATTATGGGCTTTGGAGCAAATGATGAAAATGCAAATATGAAAATTGTACGTAGAGAAGGTGAATTACCATACTGGGGTGTAGAAGAAGGTATTAGAGGTTTTAAAGCTGCTGGAAGAAGTTTTAATGATCCTAAGATTTTATCTACCGCTATTGATGCTTCTACTATTCACTATGCTGATTTTGGTATTGGAGCCAAAGTATTAGATCCTACTAAAGTTATCAGGTACTACCCTGAAATAACTTATAGTTAATAATTAATAATTAATATTTATAAGATGAGATTATTTTTGATCTCATCTTATTTTAAAATTTAATAAAATGTCAGAAATAAAAGCCAAAATAAAAAATTGTTTAATAAATAAAAAAATTGTTCTAAGTTTAATAGAAAAACCAACTAATGCTTTATATAAAGTAATAGGTGATAGTACTTTATTAATAGGGGCTAGTGTCCATATTAAATTACCTCAAACTCAATTTGGAGAATTAAAAGAAGTTTTAACAGATGAAGAAAGAGAATATTTAGAAAGTCTTATTAAAACTGATTTAAATATTTATTCAGATAAAGGTAAAGAATTTTGGAATAGTAAATTAGCTACTATTATATTAAAAAGAACAAGTAAAGATTTAAGTGATGCTGATTTAATTTTAGATTTATCAAAACCTTATGATTATATTAAATATAAAATAGCTTTGGTATCTCATAGAGTTGCTAATTCTTGGGATGAAAGATATGATAATGGAGAATATGTTGTTGTAATAAAAGATGGTGAAAGTGAATTTGTAGATACTATTAAAAAAGTAAATAAAGAAGAAAAAGTTCTTTCTTATTTAATGAGTATCAAATCAAGTAAAAGAAAAATGTATAATTTAATTAGACTTTATGGCGATGACAAAGTATCCACAGCTATTACAATGAATAGTTCTTTAGAATTAATGTATACAACTTTATGGGAAATTTGTAAATCAACAAAAGGAATCAATGGTTTATATCCTTTAATAATTATAGATGAAAAAGAATTAATTATGCAAATTTTAGTAGCTGATGCAATTACAGTTGGCATGATTGAAAAAAGAGGTTGGGAATATAGATTAAAAGGTGGAGAAAAAATAGGTTCTAATATTGATGAAGCTATTAATTATCTTAATGATAAAAATAATCAGCATACTAAAATTAGAATAGAACAAGAAATTGAAAAATATTATAAAGAAATAAAATAATAATATGGATGCTAATAGTATGGGTCAAGCTTTTAATCAAAAATTTGAAGCTGCCAGATTAGGAAATATGACTTTTAATGATAGAGAAATTGAATTTTTTATAAATTCAGCTCAATTAGAACTTGTTAAAGAAAGATATGCTAAATGGAAAAATACTCCTCAAATTGGTTTTGGGCAACATCCTATAAGAAATAGTGAATTAGCTGGATTAATTACAGCTACTTCTAGTGTAAGTAGAGATAAATTTATTTTAGGAACTAAGGATAATGGTGCTTTAAGAGGTCCAGATTTAGATAAAGGGGGTATAACTCAAGAAGAAGATAAATGGGGTATATTTGTAGGTTTACCTAATGAAATGATTTATCCTATTTTAGAAAGGGTTAATACAACTAAAGGAAGTATAACTAAAGAAGGAATAGAAGTAAAAGAAGTAAGTTTACCTGAATATGCTAAAGATATTTATAATAGTTTTGCTAAACCTTCAGATAATTTAGTTTGGTCATTAGATTGGGGAACTTATACACCTTCTGCATTTAATACTGGAACTTATAGTAATTCAAGTAAAGATGTAACAACAGGTGGACCTTTATCATATAATATGAAAGGTTTAAATTATTTAGGACTTAGTATTGATATTAACACTAATAGAAGTAAATATTTAATTCCTGGAAAAGGTTGGAAAATTATGCAATATGTAGTTCATTATATTAAATTACCTAAAGATATACATATTGATACAGTAACACCAAGTTTACAGGAAAATTGTGAATTAGCTGAATTTTTACATCAGGAAATTATTGATAAAGCTGTTAAATTAGCTGCCGCCTCAATAGCTCCTAATGAAAGCAAATACCAAGTTAATACTATTGAAAGTAAATCAGATGAATAATTAAAAATAAAATAAATTTTAAAATAAAATAAAATGGATATAAATAATATTAGTACAGTATTTATTGTAAAAAATTGTGCAAGAACAAATGGCAGTGATACTATAGATGGTGATTCAGTAACTGGAGTACAAATCACAGCTCCTATTGAAGATGACCTTAGTGCTGCTGAAACTTATTTTGGACCAGGCGAGTTATTAGTAACTGATGCTTCAGGATTAAATTTAACTGCTGCAACTATTACTTCTAAATCTTTAGATGCAATTAAATTAGTTCAAAGAAGTCATAATGGATTAAATTTTTATTCTTCTAATCTAATAGCTGGAAAAACTATTACTTCTTATAATTTAACAGCTTATAAAGCAGCTTCAGAACAAACATCTGTAATTCATACTATTGATGCTACTTTAAAAGATACTGTCTATATGATTAAAATTCGTAGAGTTAATGGCCAGGCAATTAATAATAGAGATAAATGTGTTAGAACAGTTAGTTTTAAAACTGCTGTAGCTGGATCAACTGCTGCTCAAATTGCAACTGGTTTAGTTGCTGATATTAATGCTAATTTAAGTAACGATATTACTATTCCTGTTACAGCAATAGTTGATGATGCTGCTGTTATTATTACTGCAAAAGCTTTACCATATAGTGTTGGAGTAGAAGAATATCAAAAACTTAATTTTATAGTTGAATTAGTTAATTTTACAGCTACAGTTGAAGATAATATAGATGCTAATTTAGTTTATAATTCTATTACTTATTTACAAGCTACTCCTGGTGCTGGAACTTATGAACAAATAGCTGATATGGAATGGTATGCTAAAATGTATATCGGTGTAAATAAACAGAAAATAAATGTAGGATTTAGAGTACCTGAAGTAGCATTAGATGTTCAAAAATATGAAGATGATGGTACAACTATTAATAGATATAATACAATTACAATAAATTGGCAGGATACTCAAGGTAATTTTTCAATGAATGTTAATAATACTGGTGCAGTAATTATAGCTTTACCTTTAGATAATCAAACTAGCAATCAGCAATCTGTTATTGTAGCTGCTTTAAATAAATATTGTAATACTATTTTTGGTATTCCAGCAATAGGTTCTCAAAGTTCAGGTAATGCAACTATATCTGCTGGAAATATAACATTAGCATAAGATTACTCTTTTTCTTATTGGCTTTTTAAGGAGAATAGGGGGAAGATTTGAAATATAGTTTTCCCTTTTTTTAAAATAAATAAAATATATAAAAAAATGAGAAATGGAGTAATAAATACAGAAAATATAGCTAAAACTAAATTAGAATCTTATCAAGCTCAATCTTTAACTAATTTAGCTAATACCACAAAAGGTTTATCATCTGAAGAAACTTTATTAAGAATAGCTACTACTTTAGCTTTTATGGCTACTGATTCATCTACTAACGATATACTTTCATCATCAGATAATACTTTATTATCATTAGAAAGTATTTTAGCTAATATTAATTCTATATTATTAGGAAGTCCTAGTGGTGGACATTTAGAAAATACAAATCTTTCTAGTGCTGTTGCTACACAAATAGATGCTACAAGTAATTTTTGTAAAAAAGCTTTTATAACAGCTCCTTACACTAATACAGGTTATATTACAGTAGGATTTAGTACAGTTACTTTAACAAAAGGTGTTATCTTAAATCCAGGTGAAAGTATTGAATTTCCAATAGTAAATACTAATTTACTTTATGCGATAAGTGAAGTTAATGGAGAAGACATAGTTGTAACTTATTTTAATTAATAACTTATGAACAATAGTATAAAATCATTATTTAAAAAAACTTATCAATGGATAAATACTTTAATTAAAAATAAATTTTAAAATAAAATAATAAATAATTAACTTTAACAAAAAATTTAAAAACAATTAAAATTTTATAAAATGGCAATAACAAATAATATTTATATTCAAGGTACAGATTTAGTTGGAACTGTAGATACTACGGCTAACTTATCTTTTATTGATGTAATAGGTAATAAATCTGATGCTAGTAGTAATGCAGCCACAGCTTCAGTAATAGCAAAATTAAAATATATTGTAGCCAATTTAAGTACAGATAGTGATGTTTTAGCTTTATTAGGTGCTATAGATACTCCTGCTGCAACAGGAGATGTAACAGATACGGATGTAGCTATGGCTTATATAAAACAATTAGTAACTCAATTAATTGCTACAGATGCAAATGTAACTTCCGTATTAGCCGATACTAATGAATTACAAACAGATTGGGTTGATGGAGGTAGATTAGATTTATTAGTTGATGCAATTAAAACTGAAACTGATCAAGTAGGAACTATTGCAAATGCTGGTGGAACTGCTACAATTGGAGCAATTCTTGGTGATTTTGCAAATACTACTTTAGTAAGTAAATTTGCTGTACCAACTGAAGACTTAGCAACTGATGCTTTAATGTCTCAGGTTGTTGGTAAGAAAAGTGATACAGTTGCAGGAACATCTTTAGTAGCTTTAGTTAAACAATTAATTGCTACTACATTATTTCCTACAGAAGATTTAGCTACAGATACTACAATAGCTCAAGTAGTAGGTAAAAAATCAGATACTATAGCTGGTACTTCGTTAGTTGCTTTATCAAAACAAGGATTAGCTGCTATAGCTGTAGTTGATGGATTACTTGATGTTCCTACTGCTGATGTTGTAGATAATGTTACTGTTAGTCAAGTTGTTGGTAATAAAGCTGATGCTGCTGCTACTGGTGTTGTAAGTGCTACTGAAAGTTTAATGGCCTATTCCAAACAATTAGTTACTGAAGGTATTGCAAGAGATGCTAAAATTTTAGCTGGTATTCCTCAAATGGTTACTGTTGCTACTCCTGATGCTTCTGGATCTAATTGGACTCAAGCTGCTCATAGATTATTTACTGTAACAGGTGTTGCTATGGTAAGAGTGTTTGGAGTTGTAAGTGAAACTTTAGTTGGTGCTGGAACATTAGGTGTTGGTGTTGCTGAGTC